GGTAAAGGCGTTCGAGACCGTGACAGTGTAATAGGCAAATGGGTTGTCGGAACGTGCTTCATTGAACTGAAGTCCGACGCTCGAGAGCTGAAGCAAAGCCTGGCTACGCATTTCATCCACGTAGGTGTAACCACGCCAGTTACCACGTTGGCTATAACGCTCAACCAGCTTCATGAACATAAGAGCAAGGCGGTTTGTTGTCTTGCCATGATCCTGGCAAAACTCACCATTCTCTAGAGCATAACGCCAGTGACTACGACCTACTTCCTTGGCGCCTTCTTCTTCGGTAACAATATAATGCTTGAAGGGAGGGAAGATTAGACGAACGTGATTATCAGCAGTGCGCTTTGGGTTCTTTACGCGACCATCTTCAAGTGGAATATGATCGTAGGTCATGACACGCCACACAATATCTTCGACTGCGATACTCTGTGGATCTACATCCTCTACCTTAATCTGGTGGTTCTTAAACCCTTGGTCCTTTAGGGCCTGCTTTTCGGCGCGGGTCATCTTCTTTGCTTTGGTTTCACGGACTGTTTGGATCAACTCTACAGTGATTTCATCCAAGCTATCAACGATATGGTCATAAGCAGAATATTTTGGGTCGACGTAGTAGGAATAGGTGTTCTTTGACTTGTGGATCTCGCTTAGGAGTTCCTTGTTGGTCAGGTAGTTTACTTTTTGAGTAGCCATGTGTGGCGCCGCTCCTTATGTTTTGTTCTAGCGGTTAAAATAAGATGCAGTCTCTGGGTGTGTGCCAGCGCATCGCATCGTATTTCCAATATAGACTAAACTGGTTAATTAGTCTATTTCTATCCGGCGAAGCCGGCTATCTTGTTGATTAACCTAATTTGACAATTGGTTCCCTACCCTCTATATAGAGCAGAAATAGGTTAGTTAAAACAGCATTTAAACGGATGGTAAATATGAGTGGAGGACTAAACGACGGAGTAGCCATTGCGGCAGGTAGATTAAACCCTCCTACCCGTGGTCATACCGTTATGGTCCGAGAGCTCAAGAGAACTGCTGCTGAACTTGGTCTTCGACCCATTCTCTATATTGTGGATGGTGAGAAATCAGGAAAGGATAAGAGCAAGAATCCTCTAACTGCTAATCAGCGTCTAGAGATTGCTCGAAAGCTCTTCCCAGGTGTTACGATTGATATCGTGTCATCGGCTTATGAAGTCTTGGATGTCTTATATGTCCAAGGTTACAAGGCCAAAGCCTGGGTTGCTGGATCAGACCGTGCCTCCAACTACCGCAAGCTCGTAGCTAGTGAGAAGCTAGACTGTGAGATTGTTGAGGTGGATCGTGAGGCAGGTGATGCTGACGGCGTGAGCGCTACAGCGGCCCGACAAGCGGCCATAGAAGACAATATGGAAGAGTTCTCTCACCATATGCCAGATACCCTCAACGATACTGATCTTGCGGACATAGCAGATATGATTCGTGAGGCAGTAAATGGCACTGAATGTAAAAAGCTTAAACGATCAACAACTTGAATTTTGGATAGCTGAATACACTAGCAGAATCCCAGGGGACAGAGCTGATGTAGACAATGCTAAGAGGCAGGTTAGAGAGCAGCAAGAAGTCATTAGCCAGATGGTTTTCAACCATGCGGTTGCAACCAATCTTACGCCTGCCCAAGAACAAGAATATCAAGATGATTTAGCACAAGCAAAAGCACTACTGGGGTTGCTTCAGGATCATCTTAAAGACCAACAGAAACTATTAGATTCTGCTACAAATGGCCTGGCTGAAGTCAGAGCCGAAATAGCCTACAGGGCTAATCCAGTAAAAGAGACTCAACGGGTTCAAACTGAAGCCCTTGACTCTACGCCTAAGCCTGTCTCTACACCTGTAAAGAGTGGTAGTGGTCAGCCCTCTACTTCCTCAAGTGTGAATGGCGAAGCGGTTGCTGCAGGTGACTTTGCATATGGTGATCTCGGTAGCGGAACTGCGGGTGGTATGGGAAATGCTGCTCTTCTGAGCACTACCACAATCCTACCTAATACCAAGCGAACTAATGTCAGCAAAGCTGAGATGGAAGCAGCTGATAAGAACTACACGACTGAGATGAATAAGCTCAGTCAGCATTGGTCTGTGGGTGATACTTCTAGTCCCGAATATGAGGAACAGAAGCAAGCAGCTATGAAGAGCCAGTATGAATGGGAACTGGCTAGAAACAACTTGGAAGAAGTAGCAGGTGAAGAACGTGCTGCCCTATCTGAAGCGCCTATTTCAACTACTGGCTTGGATGAAGAACTACAGAGACCTGAACTTCCTTCTTTGGAACCCCTGCCTGGTGTTGAACCTGCTACAGAGAGTCCACCGCAGGATGAGATCATTGTCACCGCTGGCAAGAACGACGATCGCCTTCGCATTTATGCGAAGAGTGCTGATTATCCTCTGCTCTACACTGGTGTTATGGCAAAGCTACAAGAAACTAATGGCGTAGTCTTCCCCTATACCCCAACGATCACACACCAGCACAGAGCTGAATATAACAAAATCTCTCCAACACATTCCAATACTGACTACTACACCTATGTGAATAGTCCAGCAGTATCGATCCAAATTCAAGGTCAGTTTACAGCTCAGAATTTAGCCGAAGCACAATATATGCTGGCTTGTATCCACTTCTTCAGAACTGTGACTAAGATGCATTTTGGTAACAGAGACCCTAGCCCTGGTTTGCCACCTCCGGTTTTGAATCTCAAAGGATACGGCGAGTTTATGTTCAATAAGCTCAATGTTATCGTTACCGATTTCTCTATGGACCTACCTGGTGATGTAGATTATGTTAAAGTTGACATTGATGGCTATGTTGGTTGGGTTCCTGCACTAACTACCTTTAACGTAACTTGTGTGGTTCAGAATACACCTGCTCAACAGCGTGACGATTTCAGTCTCACTGACTTTGCTAATGGTACACTTCTGGATCAAGGAGGATTTATCTAATGTCTACTGTCCAGTATAAACCGTCCAGTCCATATTATGATACTCCTCAGACCTCTTGGTATCTCAGCAATTATGAACCTCGTGAGATCTTTAGAGATGGAACTGACAAGTTGAAGATTCTCGAACCAAAATATGAGAACCGACCAGATCTACTCTCTTATGACCTTTATGGCACGCCAAACTTTTGGTGGGTATTTATGGTATTAAATCCAAACCAGATCAAAGATCCCATCTATGATTTCAAACCGGGGCTAGCATTCTACACGCCTACTATGGCAAGGCTTACTAGCACCTTGGGAGTATAAGATGACCAAGAAGATAGAAGTTGGCAAAGACTATTATGCTAATCTCAAAAACCAAAGAGCATCTGAGACTCCAACTACTGTTATTCGTCCAGTAGATGCTCAACCACAAGTAGCAGACATTAAGACCGTCGACACAAAGGCTAGTGAATCTACTAAGAAGACGGCTCCAAAGACTAACCTTGATGCCGACTTCGTGAAGAGGCTGTATGAGGGAAAAGATGCTGAACTAGCGGCCTCGTCATCTGGTAAGAACTCCACTACCCCATCTACTTCTACCGCAGTTGTGGTCAAAGGTCAAGACCCAAAGAATGCTGAGAACCCCGATGGCTTCCTCAAAGGTTGGAAGCCAGAACCTAATATCATGTCCGAGCTCTTTCAGCCCACTTATCACTTTTCGTTCTATCTAGATAGTGATATTACTTCCGAGGCTGATACTCAGAATGAGTTTGTGATAGCAGAAACTGGCTTAACTGGTATGAACATCCAGGAAGTCAACATCGATACTATGGTAGGTCCAAATGTTAGGACTCGTAACGCTATCACGACTAATATTGAGATCAAGATCTACGAACCACTAGGTGCAATGCTTCCCGACTTGCTCTTTCAAGCTGCGGTTAAGAAGCAAATCTACAATTATCTAAAAGCCCCTTGGTATTTGAAACTCAAGCTTCACGGTTATGATCACGTGGGTAATGTTGTGCCGGTGGGTGATGGATGGACTTGGAAATTATCTCTGATTGATATTCAGACTAAGATATCAGAAGATGGTTCCTATCATACTATTACGGCCCTACCACTAGCCGAGGTAGCTCTCAATAACCAGTATTGTATGTTACCAGATGGTAAGTCACTCGACGGTACAACTGTTGGCGAAGTGATGAAGAAGCTAGCTGAGACAATGAATGATGGGGTTAAGACAAAGTATGGTAATACCCACCCGCCATTTATTGAATATGTGATTGATGACAGAGAATACCCCTATGACACTAAGGTAGGTGTTACTAAGCCATTCGATCACAAGATTACCTCTTCGGTAGAAACCACTTCAAACCTCAGCAACGTTACCACATATGGCGTTCAGACCAGTCAGTATGGTGCTGGATCTGATATTCCCGGCTTGCTTGATAGTTTGATGGCTAGGTGTGAGACTGCGGTTAAGATGGCTCGTCTCAGTAGAGAATTGCCGCCTAGCTCAGGCATAGATGATGAAACTACTATTCGAGATGCTGCGAGTATCCTCCACCGCATTGAAACAAAAGTTGAATATGTTGGCTATGATGTGATCATGGGTGATTATTGTAAGAAGATCACCTACACGGTAAAGCCCTATAGTTCATTGCGCCTTTTGACCTCTATTGGTCGCGCTATGAATTTTGATAAGGAAAAGGATCTCACTAAGAAAAAAGCTGTTCATGCAATCGAGAGGTCTTTCCTCCACAAGCAATATGATTATGTCTTTACTGGTCTCAATACCGAAGTTGAGAAGTTTGACATCCAGACTAATTTCAGGTGGGCTGTCTCAGTTCCTCTCCTTCAAGGCTGGGCTGTTAACCAGACCAACACAGCTAAAGTGGATCCTACGGCACAAGCCAAGGCGCATACTGATCAGCTTGGGTACCATAATTCTACTTTGGCAGAAACCGATGCTAAGATTGCAGAAGCTGACAAAGAGATCAAAGCTGAAGGATTCGACCCTAACTCAGAACAAGGCAAGGCAACTCAGGCTAGAAGAGCTCAACTACAGGCTGCTCGAGACAAGCATTACAATGCTGTCCAGAGGCTCTCAAACGCAGTAGGTGCTGAACGAGATAAGATTAATAAGGTCAATCGAGACAAAGTTGATGCTGCGAGAAAGGCTTTGCCTGCCGGTAGAACTATCGATGGCGAAGACTTAGTTTACGAAAATGCTCGAGATGGTGGAGATGGCTACGCAGGTGCAGGTCGCGGAGGCAATAGCTTCCTACCTATTACTATCAACCAAGATGCTGATCGTCCAGCAAGTGAAGCTGGTTACGGATCCTCTAACGATCCTAACTCGAATAAGAGTGTCTATGGTGCCTTGTTGAACCAGCTCTATGGTAGCTTTGACGGTAACCTCCAGAATCTAGAGCTTGATATCAAGGGAGATCCTTACTGGCTTGGCCCAGGTAGCAACGGTGAGATTTATGACACCCCAAGCACCGGGGTAACACCTAACTTTACGAATGGTGAACATATCTTTGTTTTCCGATTTAAGCTTCCTATAGGTTATGATCAGAGGACAGGTACAGTAGCGTTAAGCCAAGGTGCAAATGAGGGAAATAACAATCCCGGCGGTAGCAGCAATATCTTCACGGGTTTCTATGCCACTTCACAGGTGGTCCATCATTTCCGTGACGGTGCTTTCACTCAGACTTTGACAGGAACTCGAATTCAGGGCTGGGATTATGACCATATTCTGAATGGCAAGGAAAACATTGGCGACGACCTCAACTATTCTGATACTCAGAGTCCTGCTAGCCAGACACAATCAGGTGGATCAGGTAATCAAGGTTCGACTACTGCTATCCCAAGCAATATTGATGAACGAACCCTCTTGGCCTTGACCCTCTATGGCGAAGCTCGCAGCGAAGGCGCTAGAGGTATGCAGGCAGTTGGCAACGTCATTACAAATAGAATCCGAGATCCAAGGTATCCTAATAATGTATCAAGTGTTATCATGCAGAGAAGACAGTTCTCTGTTTGGACTACTGACGATGTTACGAGAAGAGAAGGAGGAACCACTCCTGCGGCTTTGAAGGCTAGTATTAAAACACCTGGAGACAAGCAATCCTTTGATACGGCTTATAAGATTGCTGGAGACATTCTCGCAGGTAAATCACCTGATATCACCGGCGGCGCTACTTCTTACTATAATCCAAAAACATCTTCTCCAAATTGGGGTAGTAAGGCAACCACAACTGCTGTCATTGGCAGACATAGATTTGTAAAGGTATAAAATGGCTAATCAAGGTTTTAGGCGCTCAACAAGAACCCCGCCTGGGTATAGCCATACACCTGGTGGTCGTATGGCTACGTTCAATCAGGTTTATCTCGGCTATGTGAAGCACAATGACGACGCTTTCAAAATGGGTCGTCTCAAGGTATGGGTCCCTGAGCTTTCGTCAGATGAAAATGACGAATCACAGTGGTTTACCGTTCAGTATTGTAGCCCAATGGCCGGTGCAACTTCAGTTAGAGATAACGTCAAGGAAGGTAAAAATCTCACAGACACACAGAGGTCTTATGGTTGGTGGTCAGTTGTCCCTGACTTAGAGAATGAGATTGTGGTTATGTTCCTTAATGGTGACCCTAACCGCGGCATCTATATCGGTGGTCTCTATCAGCAGTTTATGAACCACATGGTTCCTGGTATCCCTAGTAACTCTTCTTACCAAGAAGGCAATGAGGGCCAAGATCCTCCAGTGGCAGAATATAACCGTTGGGATCCAAATGTCTCCAATTCTGACAACCACACTAGAGCGCGCTACGATCCCCTACACGAGGCGCTAGTCAATCAGGGTCTCTACAGTGATCCCCAGCGCGGACCATCTACTGCTGGTGCTCGTAGGGCAGGTGTGAGTAAAGTATATGGTTTTCTCAGTCCCAGTGGCTCCCAATTTGTTTTCGATGATTCTGAAGAGAATAGTTATATCAGGATCCGAACCGCTACTGGTGCCCAAGTCCTTATAAATGACTCTGCGGGTTACGTTTACGTAAACAGCGGCAACGGAAATTCATGGCTTGAAGTCAGCGATGATGGGGTTGATGTCTACAGTGCAAAGCCCATTTCACTTAGGAGTCAGGGTGACTTCAATATCCACTCCGACGCATCTATCAATATGTATGCTAAGAAATCTATCAACCTCTTTAGTAGCGGCTCAGGTACGATGCAGTTCGGGAAGAGTCTAGATACTATTGTGGGTTCCACAATGAATACTAAGGTCACTGGTGATATCAACCTAGTAGGCAGTGGAGCTCTAAACCAAAAGATCACTGGCGACTTTGGTCTTAAGGTTAATGGTAAAGGTGCCCTAGAGGTCAAAGGAACTCTAGGAATGGGAGCCAGTGGAGACATCATCATGAAGGCTCCACAAATCCAGCAGAATGCAGCCACTCCAGATAAACCAGGCAAAACTGCTGATGCTAAAGGCCCAGAACTATCAGGGGTCGAAGACCGTGAACTTAATGCGGGTTCGAATTATGAGGAAATCTCGACAAACTCTATAGTGAGTCGACTCCCCACACATGAGCCATGGTCAGGTCATCCTAGTGGAAAGTCTGAGGCAGCTAGAGCAAGAGTTGACCTTAATGTCAGCTCACGTAGCCAAGTGGACGGAAATGGCAGTTCGTCAAGTGACTCGGGTGATATCCAGCCGGGTGAGGAAGAAATTATCCCAACTGATAATGCTACCTTTGTTGCTCCGGCTACTGGTCCGATTACTTCGCTCTACGGTCCACGAGGTAATCGTATCCATAAGGGCGTAGACATCGGTATTCCAATCGGCACTAACGTGGTAGCAATGAGGGATGGAACAGTGACAAAGGCCGGTCGAGGCACAGGTTACGGTAACGTCATCTATATCAAACATGATGATGGCTACGAAACCCGTTACGCTCACTTGAATAGTTTCAATGTGAGAGCAGGAACAAAGGTAAAGCAAGGCCAAGTTATTGCAAAATCAGGAAACACCGGTGTAGGTACAGGTCCTCACCTTCACTTTGAAATCCGCAAAGGTGGACAGGCTCTTAACCCAAATAGCAAGTTGAAGAATATTAGGAAGGGCGTCCGATTAACAGCGGGTAAGAACTAATAGGAAAGGGGGCCTAGGCCCCCTTTCATCACTTGTTAGGAATACCCTTGATTGGGGTCATTCCACGAGCTTCTCGAACCATATTGATAAACATGGCTCCTTGCTCAATGGCATCGTCAATCGCCACATGGGTATGTGGGAGATCGTCGAACCAATGCTTTGGCATACTGCGCTTGCTACAAC